TTATATTACACTCATGGCTTTAAAAAACAAGATAAAAGTAGACTCATTTATCGTTGATAAGGTAAGAACCACCGATATAACTCAGATATTGAGGCTTGCTGTGTTAGCTCAATCGTCTTTTGGTATAACCGACAAATCTGCTCCAACAGTATTTTTATATGAAAATAGCAACCTAATACGCAGAAATATGGATTTTTCCTTTGTTTTTCGAAATAGGATTGGTAATGTATTCGCGGCATTTATAATTGAACCTCAAACAACTGTTTCCGCTGAATTAAAATTAGTTCTAACGGACCCAGATGTTCTTCACACTAAACTTCTTTACGATGAAGTTTATAAAAGTCTAGACTCAACCGGATTTAAAATGTTTTTTGTTAAGGTATATAAAAAACGTAAAAAAATTGATGCCTATTTAAAATATTTAAAAATTTATGGTTTCAATGAAACCTTAGAAGAAAATGATGAATTTGTGACTGTGTGCCGCAAAAAGTCTTGACATTTTATTTACCTCTGGCACATTACTGGTAATGAAGTTCGAAAGGCTAATTCAACTTGCCAGAAATCTCATTATCTATGACGATATTGAGCTTCGCTGCCGACACTTTGCATTTATTCTAAATAAGAATAAAATTGTTTCGATTGGCAAGAACTCCAAGAAATCGCACCCAATCAACCAAAAATACGGTTATTTTGATGGTAGCGGACTTCACGCAGAGGCTTGTGCGGTAATCAAATCTGGCAAGATTGATCACACCAAACATACATTAGTTACATTTCGTATTGACAGAAACGATAAGGTTGCTATGGGTAAGCCATGCAAATACTGCGAAAAGCTGTTGAAAGATGTGGCTTTCAAAGAAATATTCTATTCAAATGAGCGAGGCGAATTCGAAAAATCCAAATAGATTAGATGATGGTTTCGGTAATATCTGGTACAAATGCAACCTCAATGAAGATTGTGGCTTGCATATTGTACGACCCGGCAAATCCCAATGCTGGTGCGACTCTATCGAAAAACTCTATTATGAATTTGATCTTGAGCGTTTTGGTTGGGCTGGCGACGGCTGGTACTTCTGGAATGATAATAGAAACATTTGTTATGGACCATACTCAAGTGAAGAAAACGCAAAGCGCCAATTTCTTAAATATTTAAAATTACTAGACAATGAACATTCTGATAATCGAAGCGACCAGTAAGCGAAAGCCTCTTGCAGAAGACTACAGTGATACATCTATTGTTCACTGTCGCAATAGTCTCATTTTGAAGAAGGCTTTGGGCGCAGACCTTCTCGACGGCGAATACTTCTTGCCAGAGGTATTAAAGAAACAGTACGATGTTATCATCTGCTGCTATGCTTCGCCTTATATGCCTCACGTTCCTTATCGTCAAGTTCTAGAAAAGAACCCAAAGGCTCGTTACATCTGGTTGGTAAACGATCACGATGTTGAAGATAATCAGCTTTTGCGTTGGGGCATTCAGAACATGGGATTGAGTTATGATATGATTTGCAATAATCCCAGAGAAGGTTATCGTCATTGGATCTTAAACAAGAACATTGCTGGTAAAAAACTTAATGACTTTATTAACAAGTGGCTTACTGTTAATTTAAATTCATTAATTATGGACGACACTAGAACGCCAGTTGACATTTCAAATAAGAATGGCGTTATTTATTATGGTACTTATCGTAAATGGCGCGCCGATTCATTTCAAAAGTTTTTGACTGAAGGAGTATTTCTTTCTGCGTCCAATAAGAATTGGAAGAAGTTCGAAGCTCTTGGCTGCAAATGCAACTACATACCAAAACTTGAGTGGCAAAAGAACAATGAGGATTTGCGCAAATTTAAATATTCAATTTATATTGAAGATGAACATACTCATACTCATTATGCTTTTCTTGCCAACCGCTTTTACGAATCTCTCATGTCTGATGTCGTGATGTTATTTGATGCCGACTGCTCCAATACAATCAAGCAGTGTGGTTATGTTATTCCAGAGTGCGTTATCGTTGACGATAGCAAACTTAAAAATGGTATAAATAATTATGCAAATTCTCTTGCCTTTCAAACTAATCTGATGTATCAACAGACATTCTTCTCTCAAGCGATGGACGAAAAGACTACCGCAATCAATCAAATAAAAGAATTCATCAAATGAAATTTATAGCCCGATTCGTTATCCCAAACGTATCCGCTCAAAAAACGGGTATTGACACTACTAAAACCTATATCTCTGACATTGGAAGTCATAAAGCCTTGCGTAATTTTGTTGTGATAACTTCTTTTGATTTAGAAAGGCCAATCTTGATGGAAGTATCGGAGTTTGAATATCTTGAAGATAGAATTGTATTTCGTGGCTGGCTAAATTATAATTATACTGGTGAATCTTATTTATGCAAAGGCGCAGTTGAATTAAGATCATTTCTATGAAATATTATAAGCCATTATGTACGTTTGAAGTAATTGCCGATAATTATTATTATGGAGCAAAATCTCAAAAAGTTTTTCTTTACAAAGATCAAACGTTTAGCGTTTGGAACAAACAAAAAGATATGTTTGATTCTGAGTGCGAACATTGGGCTACTTATGATGGCTGGCTTCTTAAAATAGAGCGTCATCATTTAGCGCATCTTGAGGAAGTTAATAGTTTATGATGACCATCAAAGAACAGGAAGATAAAGTTTTTGAAGAGATTACGAAAGTAAAATCTGAAATGGAAACAATTGTAGGCTTTAAGGTCACAAAGACTAATTTTAAAAAGGCCATCATTGAGATGACAAAGAGGGCGGCGAATAAAGGTGATGTTTTATCTCAGTTATCCCCAGAGTCCCAAGAGAAGATCCAAAACTTCTTTTCTGTTTGTCAGCAATTTCTTGGCGAAGTTATTTGGCAAAATATAACTGATAAAAATATTAAGATTTATATTTCATATAAAGATAAGCCTTTAACTTCGTGGAATATTCCAATAGATGTGTTTTGTGGGAAACAAGAAGCGTATGACTTATCTCTCGCTATGATGGCAAAGAGTTTAACAGATTGCTTCTGGGCTTATTTTATATCTCCCACTCTTAGAGAAGCTGTAATGCAAGGAGACGAAACGGCAGTTAAAGCTATTTATCAATCTTTTAGCCGACCATCTATGGCGTCTGCCTTGAATAATCTTATAATGCTAAAAGAAAACTTTCCTGATTTTTATGAACACATTACCACCAAACTCGACATTATGACTGTTGAGAATATGGAGGAATTTATTAATAATAAAAATGAGCCTAGAAAAAGCAATAAAGCACGGCAAGGAAAAAAGAAAACCATATCAAGGATCAAAAAGGTTTGATCGGACTTGCAGGAATCATGGTTCTTGCAAGTACTGCGAAAACAATAGATTACATTCTTCAAAAAGAAGAAGGCGTTCTGCTGATGAGCAGTTAGAGGAATATTTTGACGATCAAAGCGATTAAATAAATTGTGTAATGTATATTGTGAAAACTATCACATGTATATTACAAAGCTGCTTGCTTTTCACTAGCTTATGTGCTAGTGATATGGTTCATTCTTTCAAGTCTCCAGCATTCAATGGAGTAAACTTTTCTGGTCACGCTATTACAATTGAAAACCTAGCTAGAACTAGAAAACAGTCAATAAAAGATATTGCTAAGTCTGAACTTGAGCAAGAAAAAATATTAGCCCAAAATACACCATTAAATAATTTTATAAATAACTTACAGGCAAGGATTTACTCTCAACTTGCCTCTCAAGTTACAGATCAAATTTTTAATGCTGGAGGCGCCAATTTTGGCATCATTAATTTACAAGGAGGAGCAACCGTTACATGGCAAAAAAACGGAGATATGGTTACTCTTTTCATTGTTGACCCCGCCACAGGAAACACAACCCAAATACAAGTTCCTGTTGGCGTCTTAGCTCCAACTCCTTAATGAGATGGCTGGCAAGCCTCTTATTGCTTAGTTTAGTTGGATGTGCGTCTCTGCCAGAGAGACCAAATATCATAACTTTACCTAAATTGCAGACTTCTCCGCTTGAGGAGCAGCTTAAAAATTTACCTACGCCAGATAACCCCAGAATGACAATCGCAGTTTATGCGTTTGCCGATAAAACTGGACAGCGCAAGACAGTTGATGCTTATGCTTCCTTTTCGTCAGCCGTAACTCAGGGTGCAGAAAGTTGGCTGATAGATGCATTGCGAATTGCAGGAGATGGCAAATGGTTCCAAGTTTTGGAACGCTCTAATCTAGATAATGTTATAAGAGAACGCCAACTTATAAATCAAACTAGAGAATCATTTCAAGGCAAAGACGCAGAAAAACTTATGCCGATGTTATTTGCTGGCATAATTGCAGAAGGAGGAATAATTGGCTACGATACTAATATTTTAACTGGTGGTGCCGGTGCCAGCCTTCTTGGTATATCTGGCAGCACTCAATATCGCAAAGATGTTGTAACTGTTTCATTACGATTTGTCAGCGTTCAAACTGGCGAAATCATTCTGAGCGTTGCAGTTACAAAAACAATTTCCAGTGTGGCAGCTTCGGGCAACTTGTTTAAGTTCTATGAACATGGAGTAACTCCAGCGGAATCAGAGCTTGGTTTCACTGCAAACGAACCCAATACTATTGCGGTTAGAAGTGCGATAGAACAAGCAGTAATAGAAATCATTAAACAAGGTCAAGAGTGTAAACTTTGGAAACTAAAACCTCAACCCCAAAACAATGAAAAATAAACTAATCGCGTTGTTTGTAACGTTGGTTTCCCTCGCTTTCGGGCAAAACCAACTTTACGTCAACCAGATCACAACCTCGGGAAATACAACCTTTGTACAGGTTGGATCTCTCAATAAAGTAGGTTCGTCTCAAACACCCAGCAACATCACTGGAGACAATATCCTTTTCGAAATGAGACAAATGGGAAACAACAATACAACTGATTTCTCAATCATCGATGCCAACAATCTAAAATTAGTTTCAGTATTCAATGGCAATACAAATACTCAAAAAATCTTTATGAGCGGCGCAAATAACAATATGAATTTACTGTTTAATGGAAACAATAATTCATTTCTGCTTAATAAAGATGTGACTGTTGACCATACATCCGATTCGGATACAACAAAAGCTACTGTTAGTTACAGCGACTTCAAGTTCAACGTAACTGGCAGTTCAAACGTATTTAAATTCGGCATTGAGAACGGCAAATATAATTATATTGATTATGAAGTAACTGGTAGCTCAAATACTATTAAATCTACCCAGATCGGTTTAGTAGCCGGTGGCTCAACAGCTAAAGATGGTCATGAACAAACTGTTACAATTACAGGTGGTTCTAATGATTTGACCATTTACCAAGCTGGATTGGAGAAACAACTTTTTAATTATAATTTAACTGGTAGCAACAATACAGTTCGCATTGTTCAAACCACCACAGCATACTCACCATTAATGACGTTAAATACAAATAATCAAAATGGTGTAGCTGGAGCGGCACAAACAACAGCGACAATTGTTCCTCCGACTAATTAATGAAAATAGCCGCTATATTTTTATTAGCGGCTTTATCTTGCTTCGCCTCTTCTGGTCAACTTACTGAAATAACTGGTCCGACGCAAATAACTAGAAAGAGCGAAAAAATCGAAGGTAAAGTCAGCGTTGGCGTCGAAATGAACGACGTAATAGAAACATTGCGAGGCCGCGCTGGCATTACTTTTGAAGACAATACTAAAGTTCAGATCACAGAATTTTCCAAGTTGAGGATAGACGAGTTTGTCTATGACCCCGCCAGTGGTAAAGGCAAACTGAATATGAAAGCAACATCTGGCACAGTTAGATATGCGTCAGGTCTAATAGCAAAGAATAGCAGAGAAAATATAAAAGTCCAAACTCCTACCGCAGTTGTTTCGGTTAGAGGTACAGACTTTTCAATGACAGTATCGGAGGACGGCAAGAGTTTAATTGTTCTTTTGCCGTCCATTCCGTTAGCATCTGGCATCAAGCCTGTCGTTGGTTCTATTGAAGTTGAAAATGCTGCTGGTAAAGTTGTTATGACACAACCATATCAGGCAACCTTTGTCAACTCTAGTTTTAACGCTCCAACCGCTCCCGTCATTTTAAATTTCCAAGACGAATCGAAGATCAACAATATGATATTGCTTGAATCGCCCAAGTCAGTTACCCAAGGCAGTAAAGTGACCAAAAAGGAAACAAAAGAGAAAACTGATGACGGAAAGAAAGATGACGAGCCAAATAAAAAGAAAGAAACTAAAACAGAGGTAGCTCAGGTAGAAAAGCCTAGCGAAGCTCCAGCGGAAACAGTTGTTGCACAAAATACACAGACTGAAACGCCAACTCAAGTTCCAGAAACTAAACTGGATATTAATGCAATCCAGCCGCAAGTTGTGCAAGCTGCGGCGGAAGAAGCAGTGGCAAAATCAACTCAACCTGCAACCCCAGCAGTTACAATAGCGCAACCCACCGCAACTTTAACTACAAACTTAGCTGTTAGCAAAGGATTTAAATCTAACGATGGCAAAACTGCCACACTTGAATTGCGAACAGAAAAAAGCGTAATAGTCTATACTGCTAGACTCAGCGACAACGTAAGCGTCAACGTCAACGGTGAGCCTTATGTATTAAATTTCGGAGAAAAATCAAAAGTAAACATTACTCAAAAATGAGCAAATATAAATTATATTCTTTCTTGTTTTCATTCGCAGTTCTGCTGGGACTTGTTGCACTGCGCGTGAACGACCCATTTTTTATTGAGACTGCTAGACTCAAAACTATTGATTATTATCAACGAACCCAACCAAAGCAAATAAGTGAAAACATTGTTGTGGTTGAGATAGACGAAAAGACTTTGGACAAAGAAGGTCAGTGGCCCTTTCCAAGACAAACGATTGCAAAAGCAATCAAAAAAGCATTCGATAACCAAGCGCAACTTGTTGTGCTGCCAGTTATCTTCGCAGAGAAAGATAGATTCAATGGCGACGACGAATTAACAGAAGTGTTAAAAACTTATCCTGTAATCTTGAGTCAGTCTGCCGCAAATAAAGGAAAAGGTCAACCCGTTCCAAGAGGAGTTGCGACAATAGGAGAGAACATAAATGATTGGTTATTTGAATACAATGCGGCGATTGGACCGACAAAACAATTAGGTGAAGCTGCGGCTGGCGTTGGAATGCTTCTAACTGCACCAGAAGTTGATGGCGTAGTTAGAAGATTACCCCTAATCGTACAAATAAACAAAGAATTATATCCAACTATACCACTTGAGATGCTGCGCGTTTTGGCTGGCGATCCAAGCTACCAAGCTAGAATCAATGAAGCTGGAGTGGATGCAGTTAGAATACCCCAATTTAAAACAATAAAAACAGATGAGCATGGGCGCGTCTGGATTAATTTTAAATACGAATTCCCATCCTTATCATTTGCTGATGCAGACTGGAGCAAGGTAAAAGACAAGGTTGTTATGCTTGCCCCTACCGCAGAGGGGTTATCAAACACTGTTGCAACCTCCGTAAATATAAGATATGGTTACGAAATACCGTTGTTTGTAGCTCAAATGGTAGCAGATGACGCTAGACTAGAAAGACCCAGCCAATTTAATTTATATGAACTTTTGTATGGATCATTAGCAGGATTAGCCGTAATACTAATGCTTATTAGCGGACCTTATTGGTTAGCTGGGATTTTTTATGCAGTATTAGTTGCGGCTCCAGTTAAATTCGGATTCATGTCATTTGCCAAAGGTCAATTATTCGACTATAGTTGGATAATTATTACGGTATCAGTGTTGTTTATGATCTCCGCTTTCTTGAGATTCATTAGCGAGTTCAAACAAAAACAATTAATTAAAAAACAATTCGGCACTTATCTTGCCCCAGCACTCGTAGAAAAGTTGCAGAAAAACCCAGGTTTGTTGCGTCTAGGTGGAGATGAACGCGAGCTTTCGATTATGTTTACCGATGTTCGCGGCTTCACTACAATCTCTGAACACTACGGTAAAAACGTTCAAGGCTTGACTATGATCATGAATAGGTACATGACTGCAATGACCGAATCGATATTAAAAAATGACGGCACTTTAGACAAATACATTGGAGATGCACAAATGGCTTTTTGGAACGCTCCGCTTGACGACGCTAATCACGCCAAAAATGCTGTAAAGACAGCATTAGAGATGCTCAAGCGTCTCGACTCTTTCAATGAAGAAATCTCAAAAGAAGGCGTGCCGCCATTCGGCATGGGACTCGGAATCAATACTGGGAGCGTTGTCGTTGGTAACATGGGTAGTACACAGCGTTTTGATTATACTTGCTTGGGCGACCATGTTAATCTCGCCTCTAGATTAGAAGGGCAGTCCAAACCTTACGGAGTTAGAATTATAATCGGCCCCAGAACTGCCGAACATATTAAGAATGATTATCAAACACTTGAGTTGGATTTGATCGCGGTTAAAGGTAAAAAAGAAGGCGTCAAGATATTCACAGTTCTTGAAAACTCAATGGATGAAGATAAAATAAAACATATTTACAGAATGCACGATGGATTCCTTTGTGATTACCGCACTCAGAAGTGGGACAATGCAATTGCTTTGGCAGAAAGCCTCCAGAAGAATAATCCAGAACTGAAAAAATATTACAGTATGATGATTGAAAGAATCGCGGAACTTCGTGAAAAAGGCTTGACAAAAGATTGGGATGGGGTATATGTTGCTACTTCAAAGTAGAACAACTTAACTGCAAATAAGTATGAAATTTGAGATTACTCAGGGTTGTACCGCATATGACTTTACTGTAGACGGAAAACGGTACAATGATCTTCCTTCGGAAGAAAAAGCAAAAATTATCGATCATGTTCTGGCAAAGGTGAAAGAGCAAATTCTTAATAATAATATGGCGTTTGAAGGAATCATGGAGCATTTTCAATATGATTATCATGAAATTGGCCCTAAATGCGGTCAATGCGGAGACTCGGTAAGCAAAACAATCATTACTGTTTAAATGATTAATAATGTTTATAAGTTGTCTGAGGAAGAGCGCGCACTTGCTAAAAAACTCGGCAATGCTCGCAACAACGCAAAACATGAATCGTTCCGAGATAAAGATCGATTTAAAATTAACAGAGAAAGCGGTTACTCTCATATCCTTGGCATCTCTGCTGAGATCGCCTACGCAGCTTTAACTAACCAAGAAATCGATACTAAAATTTATGATCTTGGTGATGAGATTGATTTTGATGGTGTTGAAATCAAGGCTGCGACTTGGCCGCATAAGAATATTGAATTAAAAATTCCTTTTGAAGAATACGAGAAAAAGAATCCTAAAATCTATGTTCTCGCCAGAATCGACAAAAATTACACTACAGTTGAATTCATAGGCTCAATCTCAAGAAAAACATTTGATAAGTTGAAGTATTGCAAGAAGCACACCCAAGTGAATAATTGGTGCGTCAACGAAGATCAAATGTCGAAAGTTCTCGCTTTCTTCAAGGACGGCAAGTACGAGCAAAAAGAATTTAATTCAAAAAAAATCTCTTGACCCCGTTACATTTTGTGTCAGAGTAAGCACCATGCAACTCGCACTCTGCTGCATCTCCAACGTTCTTGCCGAGCAAGGTTACAAGTTCCAAACTATGACCTTGACTCGCTTCTTGTCGCTACCCCGTGCCGACGCTATTCGCACTCTCAGTGACCGCATCCTCAACAACTTTGTTGTCACCAATCGCATCATTCAGCATTGCGCCGACACCGGCATTGCTGGCTACCGCTTGTCGTCCACGCTTACTCCTGTCATCGACCATCCTGACGTTAATCTTCGTCTCGACCAATTGCCCAACTGGTCTGACCTTCGCGCTGCTCTCGACACCATCGCCGCTACTATCAAACGCACTGGTGTTCGCATTTCCGCGCATCCTTCAGAGTTCATCACTCTAACCAGCACTGACGACGCCGCTATCACCAACAGCATTCGCGATCTCACTGCTCACGCTGACCTTTTCGACTTGCTCGACCTACCACTCGACTATCGCTCACCTCTCAACATTCATTGCCGTCAAGACGGCGACCCTGCTGTTATCTCTGCTCGTTTCCTTTCCAACTTCAATCGTTTACCAGCCAATGTTCGCTCTCGTCTTGTGCTAGAGGTCAACGACAACGTTGACGGCACTTGGTCTGTATCCAACTTGCACAAGTATTTCTTCGTTCCTGCTGGCATTCCCATCACCTACGATTCCCTGCACCGTCAGTTCTGCAATCACGGCAACGACGATGCCGCAGACTTTCACCTCGCCTACTCCACTTGGCCCACAATTCCTTTGTTTCATTATTCAGAAGGTATTGACAATACCCGCAAACACGCTATGATGCCTCTCAATTCACCCAACAACTATGGCAAGCCCGTGTTCTTCGACGTAGAACTCAAAGGCAAAGACCATGCAATTTATCACATCCTCAACAATGCAAACAAAAATCAATAAAGTTAGAGACCAAATTGTCAGTAAGCTCAATGAACTCGGTATCGAATTCTCCATAGAAGACATGGAGATCGAAAAGGCAGATTTTTCTGCCAAGCTAACTGGATACAAAATCGTTGCGACTAACTTGATGGGCTGTATCGTTCCAAACTTTCATAAGAAGCGCCCCGAATATTTAATCTTTAATGACAAATTGGTTTCTCACCTCATTTCTGAAGGTTACGACGACACCTACATTGAGGAGCATGGCAAGATTTGGACTCACCTTTTCAAGCAGTCAGATTTCGTGGAAGTATTTAAGGAAGCCCATACATTTAAATTTAATTAAAAATGAATCGCACTCTTTTATTTTCCTCTGTCAACGTACAAGAGATTTACAAGCTCTACGAAATTTTGAACGCTGAGTTCTTGAAGAGGTTCAAGTTCTCCGCAGAGTTCCGAATCACCACCGTTTCTTCCTCGCGAGAGTTTTCTCTTTCTGTGGAAGATGCTTCTGAAGAAGAGCGTAACTGGTTGAAGGACGCGACCTTAAAAATTCTCGAAAGAAAGTTTGAAAAAGTAGTTGACGAAACGTGATCCCTGTGGCATTCTTTGCCTGTAAATCAAATTGCTCCCATGATTGTCAAATCCATCCAGCGAAACGTTGTTGAATCTCACGATTTCAAGTCTGAAATCGCGACCATCGATGCGAATGAGATGCGCTACATCTCGTCGCTTCTGCGGAATAACTACTCCAATGTCGTCTTGGCAACTGCACGCGAAACTATCGCCAATGCAGTTGACGCGAACAAGGGTTCGTCCCGTGACGTTGAGATCACTGCTCCCACTCGCGTAAGTCCCACTTTCGTTGTGCGTGACTTTGGCGCGGGGCTTTCCGAGTCTGATCTCTTTGGTCTCTACACCAAGTATGGTCGCTCTACTAAGCGCAGCGACAACGATTCAATCGGCGGTTTCGGCATTGGTCGTTTCGCGCCGCTATCGTATACTGATTCGTTTACGGTTACGTCTCGTCACAAGGGTAACGAGATCGTTATCTCAGTGTACGTTGACGAGCATGGCGACACTCGTTTCACCAAGCTCTCTGACACCTCCACTTCTGAACCGAGTGGTGTTGAGATTTCCGTTGCGGTCAAGAGCGAGGATGTTTCCAACTTCGAATGTGAAATCAACAAGGTCATTCGCTTCTCTGACGAGAAGTTTGTCTGCAAAGGTTTTTCGCGTTTACTCCCAGAGTGGGTGATCAAGAACGCTGATTGGGGAGTGGAGAGGAACAGACGCTCCGATCCCATCATTGTGATGGGTGGCATTTCCTACCCGCTGAATCTTGACAGTCTTGCGAATCATCCAATTGCATCGTCAAAGATTTACAAGGCATTCTCCAACTCTTACGTTTCTAATTTCTTCGTCTTTTTCTTTCCAGTTGGCTCGGTTGCGCTGCACCACTCTCGCGAGAATCTAGAATACAACGCGCAGACCAAGAACTTCATTGCTCGCGCCATCTCTAAGCTGGAGACGGAAATCAAAACGCAAGTTCAAAAAGAAATCGATGCGATTTCCGACTCGGCAGAGTTCTTCAAAAAGTTGTATGCTTTAAGCGGCTCCAACAACCTTGAGTCGCTTTGCTGCGACGCCAATTATAACTTCACCGACGCGAATAAAAATGTAATTAAAATCAACGGAGATCCGATTGTTCCGTTGGCTATTTACAGAAAGTCGCGCAACACTCGCAATCTTGTGCGGTTGTCGAAGAAGACCCAGAACGTCGAAAAGACCATTAGTGCCAAGACGTTTTATGCTGGTGGAAACAACTGGCGCATCGTTATCAACGATAATGTTAAAAACATTCAAGATCGCGTTAATGGATTGATGAGTTCCAATGGAATCGATGGAACAATCTATGTAGTTTCCCTTGCTGACGCCGAAAGCAAACTGCTTTACAAGCATAACTCTTGCGATCATATTCATCTCGCTTCTAAACTCACTCCTGTTTCACCCAAGAGCAAAGAGTTCAACAATATACGCAAAATCTTTTCCAATAGCCACTGGAGCTATAGTTTCAAGGAAAAGGTTCCAATGCCTACCGATCCTTTCTATTATGTTGATATCAAGCATAATGGCGGCAACAATTATGATATTCTTTTCGGAGACTTGAAGGATTTCGGCCAAAGTGACCTCAGACAGCTTTGGAAGATTGCAAGGCATTTTGGTATCAACTACGATACTGTTTATGGTGTTCTTGACAGGACCGATCTACCTGCCCACGCTATCAATTTGCATGATGTTTTCATGCCCAAATTTAAGACTGCTATCGCCCAATTTAAATCAATTTTAAATACCAGAGAAGAGAAAGAAGTTCGTCGTGATGCCTTGCCAATGATCGCTCATTGGGAACACTTCAGAAAGGAACTCCCTGACAATCACCCCATCTCAGTTTATTTTGATCTCTGGAATATCAGTGGAGACATAGATGCAGACAATTCTCCTTTCTCTGACGAACAGAAGAAAGAGTTCAATATCTTGTGCGATTTCCCTCGTAGGTGCGGCATCGATAAGGTTGTTCCCACTCTCGACCCAAAAATTTCCGAAAAAATCAAAAAAGAAGCCTTGACAATCAAGGAGACTTATCCGATGATGTTCGCACTGTTCGAAGGTCGCTACGGCTCCTTCTACGGTATCCAGAACGCCAAGAAATTAGTCCTCGACTACATCAATTTAG